CCCAGCCGTAACGCGATTTGATGTTATTAAATTCGTTTTGAAACCAGCCCAGGCTTTTACCTTCGCTTATGGCTTTGTCTACTGAGGTGTAAAAGTCGTTAAGCATGTCGGCTTTGGTAACACCTGCCACCATAAACGCGCGGTTATGGGCGTTTTTCCATACATCATCCCAGCTGCTGCTAGGTGTATTTAGCTTTTGCCTAAAAAACTTTATCCCTTCGTCAAACGGCAGTGAGCCGTATCTAACAGCCATTTAACGGCCCTCATCCACTTCTAGTGCGCCTAGTAATTCGCTGGCTGCCATGGCCTTTGCCATTAGCTCGCTAAAGCCCTTTGTGCTTATTTGTGGCTCAAGGGCTAGTATGCCGTCGCGTATTTCTTCTAAACTGCTGGCGTTTTTAACCAGTTCGGTTACGGCATCGCTCATGCTGTTTAAGTGGGTTTGTGCTTGTGCGGCTAGCTGCTCGGCCAATAGGTCGGCGTTGTCTTTTTGTGGTTCGGTTTTAAGTGCTGCAAACCCTTTTAGTGCGGCGCTTTGTTCGGTTGGCGCGGTGAGTGGTGCAATGCTTAAAATAGCCTCGCCCTTTTCTGGTAGCGGTATTTGGGTTTTTTCGCTTACCCAACTAACTGGTACTGGGTAGTTAGCTTCGGTGAGTATTTTAAGCGCAGGTGCAAGTACGGCTATGTCGTCTGCTTCGCTGGTGTCGAATTTAAAGCGAGGTATACGGCGTGCGCCTGAGTAGCTTTTAGAGTTAAGTGCGTGCATTGGGTAAATAATATCGCGCGTTATGGTGTTGGCTACTTGTTTTAAATCGCTTTCTGTTATGTCGTTTAGTACGTCCATATGCACACTACCCAGCGCGTTAGTGCTGGTTTTACCGTCCGCTTGGCTGGTAAGCGTTGCGCCTAACACGGCTTTACTTTGGGTGGTTTCACACCATTTGATCATGGCTTCAAATGGGTCGGATTGACCATTAGCAGCATTTTGAAAATCGATTTCCATGCCTTTGGGGATAATACCGCCTGCGTTATGGCCGATGCTAAGCACGGCGCGTAACAAAGTGGCTTTTTCGTCTTCGCTTGCGCCATTAGGGTATTTACCCAGACGTAGCGGTAAGCCGTAAATTTCTAAAAATTCGGCTAGGTCGCGTATTGAATAGTTTTTAAATAAGTACGGCCATGCCACGGTTGAGGTTAACCCAGTGCGGTGTATATACCCCGATTTACTGCGGTGAACATGCGCACACCAACCAAACGGATTTAGCGCTTGGCCTGTGTAGCTGTTATCGCGCAGCATAAGCTGATTGCGGTTGTCGGGGTGGGTTTGAAATAGATTTTGATCGCGAAATTCGTAACCGGTAATAATATGCTCGCCGTTATCAAATGCCCAATTAAGCTCGTTACATGAAAACGATTTTAGTATGGCGTCGCTACAATCAAATAGCAGGTCGTCTAACCAGGTGGCATCTTCTAATATTTCTTGAATTGCTGCGGCGTCTTTTTCTTCTTGCTCTGTGGCGTTGCGCGGCGGTTCTACTGACCAGTCGTATTTTAACCAGCCTCTGCGGCGTTTTGTTAGTTCGCTAAATAGGTGGCCGTCTTTGTCTTCCATGTCTTTTGCGAGGTCTGCCATGGACGCTAAGTCTCCGGCTTCTGCGTCTTTTAAAAGCTGCGACAGTTTTGCTGGGGTAAGCGCTTCGCTCGGATGCTCGGCGTACTGGCGCATTAACATGCCAATGCGGCTGTCTTGCTCGGTTTGTACTTGCTTAAAGTCGGTTGAATTTAGCGGATTTCCGTGAATGTCTACTATTTGGTTCATGGGTTTACTCTAACTTTAATGATGGGCTTAACGCTTAGCACGTATACATCTAGCGTTTTAGTGTGTTGGTGGGCCTTGGCTAAACTGGCGGCTGTTATATCTAGTTGTTGTACTTGTGCGGTGAATATCTCTTGATAGAACACTCTAAAGCGCGGCATTACCAAGCAGCCTTACGATCACTTGCAAAGTCGTCGCTGTGGTCGGGGCGCAAGCTATTAGCGGCTTNGCTTGCTGGGCTTTACTCGGCAGTGGTGTGTATTCTATGGCGCTGCCGTCCATTTCAGCGGCACGTATAAGCATGGCAATTGATACCGCGCTATCGCCGTGGCGTTTGTTGCCATCGGTGCCGGTGTTTTTACCTTTATCGACCTGCGCAATACCGTTTTTAAGTTTAATTTGACCTAAGTCGTCTAGTACGTCTTGGTCTTTAGGTAACGTTATGTTATCGGTTTCAAAGTAGTCTTTTAGTTTTGGCATCCATTCGCGATACCAGGCTTGTGATAAATGCACGCTATCTACTAGCTCGGTGCCGTATTTTAGGCTTGCGGCTTCGGCTAAGTAACCACCGTTACCTGTGGCGTCAAACGCTAGGCCGCGTAGTTTTGGTAAACGGTCACAAATATACAGCATGATTTGCTTTTGCTGCTCGTAAGTAACGTTGCGTAGCTCTACCATAAACGGCACGGTTAGGCTGGTGTCTTGGTTTATTTCACCAATACTGAATACGGTTAAATCGCCTTTACGTGCAAAATCCTCACCAAAGGCGTGAGTTAGATCAGGATTTAACCTACTTATTAAATCGTCAACATTTTGCTCGCACCACGTACTAACATCTTTTACGCGCTGCTCTTCTGTCCAACTTTCAAAGTCGGTGGGGGCTTCGTAGCGTAGTACTTTGCAGTCGTCGCTTAGGGCACGTTCACGCAATCGGCGGCTTAGGTATTGCCCTGCGCCTTGGCTTGGTACGCAGTATAGCTCTTCATTTGCGGCATCTGCTGTGGGGTAAAAATCAACTTGATTAGCTAGCCAGGCGTCTTCTTTGGCTTGCGTCCAGGTTTGCCCACTAACCAAACAAATACGTTTATATAGGCCGTGCTTTAACGCTTTATCAATGGGGATATGATGCACGGAATACTTTTTAGTGCCGCGCCTAGCTTGGGTTATTAGGGTGTTAAATAGGTTATCTACGCCGTTATGGGTCGAAATAATACGTACTCGCCCACCCCACATGGTAAGGGCCATGGCAGCTTTTAGTACTTCGTCTAGCTTGTCGTGGAATGCGGCTTCGTCTATTACTACGTTGCCTTGGCGGCCACGCAAGTTACGTGGGTTAGAGCTTAGGGCAACAATTTTTTTACCTGTGTTCGGAAACTTAATTTCAAAGGTATTGATTGATCGCTTTGTGCCGTCTGGGTCTTTTTCTTCAAAAATGCCCTCTTCCACTTCGCCCATTACCATGTTGAGCTTTTGCGCCCAAAATGCACAGGCGTCTATAAACTCCTTTGCCATTTCTTTATCTGAGCCAAGGTAATAGGTATTTTGACCGTTGGCGGCTGCNCTGCCGCTGCGCATAGTACGTCGTCTAGTGCTTCGGCAAAGGTTAACCCAGTACGGCGCGACTTTTCGGCAATTTTTACTATTGCTTTGTCTTCCATCCATGCTTTTTGATAGCCAAAAAGTATGTCGGTGCCCATGGCAACCGCTAACGAACCTGATACTTTACTAAGCGGTAGCTCGTTGGTTTGGGTCACGCTTTGCGCTGTGCTAGTCATGCTTTAGCCCTAATATGTCGCGTTTGAAAAATGCCAGCATGTCGTCTGCGGTTTGCGGTAAGTTTTCGTTTTTAACCTTTTGGTCTAGGTCTTTGGCGAGCTTTTGCGCGTAGGCTTTTTCTATTTCTTGCTGGCGTTTGTGTGCGGCCATGGCGGTTTGCTCTAGGCGCTGGGCTGCTAGCATGGCGTCTTTTATGGTGTCTATGTCTACCGCTGCGTCTTCGTCGGGGTTCATCATTTGTTGCTGCATAGCACGGAACAACTGAGAACGGCCCATTTCTAAAATAAGCTTGGTGGTATCGCCTGTGGGCTTTTCGCCCAGCTCTGCGGTGAGTGCTTTGGTTGACTCGCGCAGGTCACGTAGCTTTTGGCCTATGGCTTCGGTTTTTTGCGCATGGCGACTTAAGCCACTGCGGCTAATGGTTGCGCCCTCGTCTAAACCCGATTCAATAATAAGGCTGTTAACTGCGTCGAGTATTTCGCCCTGGCTAAAGCGTTTGTCGCGTAGCATTGAGTCAAGCTGCTTTTTAATGTCTTCGGGCAATAAATCAACTTTGCTGGGTTGGCCTCTGCGGATTGATTCACTCATGGTTTACCCTCGTGGCCCTGGGCGCTTGATGCCAGGTACAACACTTATGCCCTCAGCAACATCGATGCCTGATTGCGTAATACGGGCTACCCAGGTGTTTTCTGTGAGTTTATCAAGTGTTATATAGCCGTTTTGCTCTAACCAATTGAGCAAGGTTTTAAGCTGATCGCGACTGCAACCCAGTGCGTAGCGCTGTAGTACATCGGCTAGCATGCTGGTGTTAGCGCCAAAATCGGCGGATTCTTTTAGCGTTATAAGTATGCTAATTCGTTGGTGTTCGGCTTGAACTTGTAACATTGCCATGGTGGTTTTTCCTATGGATGGGGCTTAAGGGCTGGCACGGTTTCCTCTACTGGTTCGCCGCATTTCATGCAGCGATACAGCGTGTAATCGGTTATGCCTTTATTAAAATCGTTGGTGGTAACAACCTGAGCGTGTATGTTTTTATAGCAAGCCTCGGTTTTATTTGTGCCTGTAAGTACGGTGATTTTTGCGCCGCATTGGCACTTGTCGTTAACTATCGCCACTGCGCGTGCCTCTTAGTTCGTTTTCCATTAGTAAGTCGGTGAGTCGCTTTATGTCGGTGAGCTGTGGATTTAGTACGTCAATTTTGCCACTCACCTCAATCAGGCGTTTATCTAGTTCGTGTAGGTCATCGGCGTTAGGCAGGTCTTTTACTGTTTTTTCTACCGCACTTAAACGGCTTTCTAACACTTCATGCACCTTTTTAGTTACAAAAGTACTGCGTAGCCATGCCAATGCGCCTGCGCCAACTATGGCTACACAAACGGTTATAAATGCCTTTTGCCACTCCAAAATAAATTCCATGTTAGTGCCTGTAATGCTGTTGTTGTATTTCAATAAGTGATTGGCAATCAACACAGGTGCTACAGTTTTTAACTGCGTCACGGCGTTGCTTTGGTATGTCTATGCCGCACTCTTGGCAGTGCATAAACGTCGCCCCTGGTTTATTTGCTTGTTCGCGTTGAATAGATAGCGCGGCATCTAGCAGGTGCTGGTCTATTTTTTGCGCGTCGTCAACTTTGCTCAATGTGGCTTCCTTACTTTTTCAATTACGTTTTTAATACTTTGCTTAACGCTTGGCGCGGCCTTTTCAACGGTGCGGCCAATAACGTAGCCACCTATGCCTAATTGCAGTAAGTCCCATGCCTGCGCTGATAAGCGAAAAGCCAACCAACCAAATGAGTCAAAGCACACCAACACTAAAAACGTAAGCATGGTGATTGGCCGCCAATTACGCTGTAGCCAGCTTTCGCCATTGGCCTCTGCGGTAATTATTTGCGATTTCGCCTCTAGTACTTTGCCTTGTAGCTCGACAATTTTGCCCTCTAGCTCTAGCACTTGGCTTTGAGCTGTGTTTTCAATACGCTTAAGTTCGTTGGTAACGGCTTGGCGTTCTTCGTCGCTGGTAAAGAGATCATCAATTAAATTGGTGATTGGCTCGACCACGTTAAACCAGTTTTTAATTGCCATTTTTATCTTCCTTACAAAGTCGGTGTTGGCGCTTGTGCTCTTTTTTAATTGCGTCCTGCAAGGCGTGCCATACCTGTTTAGCTTTGGGGTTGGCGTTTAACATTTTGTTGGTAAATGACTCGGGGTGCTGTGAGTTGTACTTTTTGCCCGTGGCCTCTTCGTAGCTTGGCTTAACTACGTGCTGCTCTATTTCGCTAAACACTAAGGTAAGTGCTAGCTCTTTAATAACGGTATTTTGCGCTGTGGTAAGCGGTTTTACTTTAGCGACCATTAGACTCTCCAAAGCGTTTTGCAAGGGCTTCACGGGCGTTTTTGTAGCTTTGCTGGCCGTCTACGCGCAGCTGTATGTCGATGGTTCTAACCGATTGCCAGCCTTTGTTAAAGTGGCTTTGCATGGTACCGCAATGGCTGTGCATTGGTATTTCGCGGGGGTCGAATGGCATGCTGTGCATGCGGGCGTCAACTTCTAATTCCATGCGCTTCTCGCGGCCTTTTTGATAGGACCAATCCCAACTTTTACCCATTACGCCGCCTCGCTTAACTGATTTACTGCAAATTCGGTTACATGGGCTAGGCGGTTATACCAGCCCTCTAAGTTTGGTTTTTGGCTGGCATCGTTTGCACAAATGCGGGCGTACTTTCGGCCACGGTTTACGCTGAGCAATATGGTTAGGCTAAGGGCTGGACGCTCTAGGATAGCGGCTAGGGTTTTTGGCCCCATGCGACCATCGGGCTTTGAGTTGACTAATCGCTGGGTGAGCATGGCCATGGCGGGTGCGCCGTGCTGTACTGCGCCATCTAGCAGCATAAAGTCAACACCTGCGGGGCTTTGCTCGCAGTACATGGCACGCCAATAATCACGATGATACAGGCTTATCGCTTTAGCAAGCGTTAGGTTTTTAATATCTACAGTTGGGTAAGCGCGTTGGCTTATGCCGTATTTGGTAAGCCCGCCACGATCTGATGCTACGTTATTTAAACCGCCATCGCTGCGCAAGCCTCCCTCTAAATACAAGATAGGTAATATGCACTGGGCAAATTTAAGCGAGTACGGGGCAAGCGCGTTTTGCACTTCGGGTACTTGTTTAAAATAATTTAAGTTGAGTGGGTTGAATACGAACATACCGAAAAGCCTTGTTGTTTTTCGGTATTGTGGGGGGTTGTGCTTAGGTGTTGGCCGTGCGGGGTTTCGGGAAAGTTTAGCTAAAAAGTAGACAGCAACAGTAAAGTTTTTTATGGTACTGCAAGTTTTATTTTTTCGCTAGTTACCATTTAAAAGGACTTAATTTATGAAATACCCAGCCTTTGCCTTCCTTGCTTTATGCGCTTTACCAAGCCACGCAAAAATTTACCAATGTATTGTTGACGATGTGCCCACATTTAGCCAAACGCCCTGCGCACCGGATGCTAAAGAATTGCATTTAAAGGTAACAAAAGCCCCTGATACTCGCGCTGCAAGCAATGATATTTTGCAGCAATGCACTGAACTTGCAAAAAATAATGGCTGGCGTGATCCTGATTCATTTATGGTTGTGTCGCATGAAAAGCAGTGGCGTGATGATGCTAGCGGCGCTCGATTGGTTTTAGCTATGCAAGTAAACGCTAAAAATGGGTATGGCGGTTATGGTAAAGCAAAGCCGTTTAATTGCTTTTTAAATCACAGTGGTACGGGTTTAAGTAATGTTCAAAGGTGGGTTAACTGATCAATAAAAAAGCCGCGTAAAGCGGCTTTTTTTATTGGTTTTGTTTCTTAAACCTGGACCAATCAAGTTCTTTTACTTCTTCAACCAAGCTGTTTATATACCTTAACCTTTTTAATGCTCGGCTTAGGTTTTGTTGAGGCACTTGATTTAATGATGCTGCCATAGGCTCGCTAATGCCATTACAGAGGCAATCATATATAGCGGCTTTAATTGGTTCACTTGTTAAGCGTGTTATTTTTATTAACACTGCAACACGTTCCGGTGATTCTTTTCCGTTAATTAAAGCGTACATACTAAACCACCTTTAAATTTGATTATTGGTAAGCATTGCAGGGCGCTTAAATAAAAGCGCTCTGCATTGCAGGTCATCTATGCTGGCTGTTCTGCCATTGATTGATACTACTTTTAAGCCACCGCTTTGGTCTCTACTTTCTATTGTTTTGTAGCCATCTTGTTCTTTAATGTTTTTTAACCAGCTGGCTGCACGATTGGTTGATACACCAAACACTTGAGCTAAGGTAAGTGAGTTGTAAAACTGCTGGGTTTGTAGCATTTTTTCAGCGGCGTTTATTGTGCTGCTCATTGGCTTAGCTCCTTTACTTTTTGTTGTAGTTCGGTGATGCCTTGTAACAACTTATTTGGCTGATGAATAAGCATAAACTCTAAATCGCCTGCTTTTACCCCTTCAAGGGCTGCGGGGGTTTTAGCTATAAGCGGTGCGCCTACCTCGTCTATAAATTTGTTTTCGTCTTGCATAACATGCAGCTGTATTTGTATGTCGGTGTGCTGTTCTTGCAGTGTACCCAATAGCACGTAGTTGTTTGGGTGTTTACCCTCTAGCATATCCACTATTAGCGTATCTACGCACTCTACGGCTTNGGCTACGTTTACTGCTTCGCTCATTGGCGCTTTACTCATGGTGTTGCTCATTAAAATAGTCTCCGTTGGCGGCGTTCGGTTTCTACGATGCGTTGGTGCTGGATTATTTCAGCTATACGGCGCTCTGTTAGTTTAAATTTATTGGCAAGCTGTTCTATGTTGTTGCCTTTGTATTCTTGCCATATTTGTATATCGCGTAGGGCTGCTTTTAGGCGTTGGTCGGTGGGTATGTAAACATCGCGCCCGCCAAAGTAATGGCCTATTGCTAATGTTATGGCCTCGCCTACCCCTTGCGGGTTGTTTACACTGGCTTTGGTTAGCTGCGATTCGATAAGCAGTGCAAGCGATTGTAGGTTGCTAGGCCAGCGTTTACGTACTTCGGCTGCGTCCTCAGTAGATAGCTTGCTTAGGCAGTCTTGCAGCTGCTCTACGCTTTCACCAAACAGCTCTGATTGTTGTTCGCTCATAAACCACCTCGGTTATATCTAATTGTTAAAAATGAAAGTTCATTATTAAAATCGTTGAGTTCATCACGGGTTGAGTTTTCAGCATCAAAAACTTTCATTGGGTCTTTTTTCATTAATTTGAGTGCGGCTTTTTCTTGGTTTGCTAGCTCATCAAATTCGTTCACTCTTTTTTCAAACTCGCCCGATTGCAATATTTCACTAGCTTTACGCCTTACCTCAGAAATTTTTGAAGTCGCATTTATAAAGTCCTCTGATAACTGGGCGGCTTTTTGCGCTTTTAGCGTTAAACGCTTTTGCTCTTTTTCTAACGCTTGCAATACAAGCTTTTGGCCTAATCTCATTTATCCTCCTTATTCACTTTTGCACCGTAGCGGCTCATTTGTTCTAAATAAGCTTGGTGGTTTTGTTGCTCACTCATTTCTAAGCCCTGGCGTTTTACTTCCATACTGCGGCTACGTTCTGCTGCGGTTGGCTGCACTATTTGCTCTAGTGAGGTGGTGAGCACTTGTTTTAAGTAGTTATGGTTTGCAAGCGGTTTTATATTTGGCTGACCTACTCGCTTTGCCATGATTGAGTTAGCGGTTTGCTCCATAGCGTGGCCCAGTGCTGCAACGTTTTCGGTTAGGGCAAGTACTTCACGGGCTAGCTTTACTGCACGTGTGGCGCTTAAGTCCTGCTTTGCTGGGCGAAATAGGGCTAAGTAGCCGACTAATGCCTGGGCTGTGCGTTTATTGATGCTAGCTACGATACTTAATAGCTCTTTGCCTGCGTCGTCTTGCACTAGTTGATCTAGGCTTAGGTGGCTTTTACACACGGGGCAACGGGTTAATTTCATTTGTGCTTATCTCAAATATGTTGCATACGGCTGGGTATGATTTATGGGGTACAGTGCTAAGCGGTATAGGCCGTGCGTAAGTTTGGCCTGATACAAGGCAGTTAAATGCTTCGTACGCTTGCATGTTGTTTGCTTTTAAATGGTTTAACATTTCGCGTTTATGCCATTTTTTAAGCGGCTCTAGCACTTGTATGGCTTGCGTGAGCGTTAAAAACTGGGTGTGGTAGCTCACGTTTGCGCCTACCTTGGCACGATTTAGCATGCGGTTTACGTAGGCGTCTAGCGCGGTTTCTGAGCCATCGCGCACAAAGCTTTGTTTGTGCATGGTGATCCAAATTGCGCGTATTTTGTTTATTTCGCCTAGTTGCGTTGATGACGATTTAGGGCTTAAACGGCGTTTAGCCTTTGTTTTAAACCCTGCTTTTTTAAAGTGTTCTAACACTTTGTTTAGCTCTGGCAAGCTCATTTGGCTGCATGATGTTTTGCCCGCTGCGCCAAGTAGTGCGGCGCGGTAGGTGTCGTCGTCTAGCCCTAGCTGCCCTTTAGCAATGTGAATTAGCTGAGTTAACTTTGCTTTAGTCATTTTTAAACTCTTCTAGCTGCGCACGTAGGCTTAAATAGCTTTGACCTATGTCGTTGGCTTCTTGGTCTGTAAACATGCTGGTGTCTACTGCTAGCTTGTGTGAGCACTCTAAAAACTTAACGAGTGCAACAAGCTGTTTTAGCTCTAATGTGGGCTGTATTAATAGGGCCATATGACCTCCTTTTGTTGCTTTATTTTTATCAAAATGCTTTTTGTTTTAGGTAAAGCACTTTGATAAAAAGCCGCATCCGTGCGCGCTTTTTGGTTACTTAATTAGGCTTTGTGGTTGGGCCTAGTGTTGTTGGGTTTACACTTACCAGTTGGCTTTGCACTACAAAGGTGATGTTTTGAAATACAAAGTTAATACTTACTGGTTCTTTACTTTGAGCGACCTGATTTACGATGTTTTGTAGCTCGCTGTGTTCGCTTACTTGAATTGTTATGCCTTCCATGAATTGCTCCTTATAGCTTTGCTATGTCGAGTGATATAGCGTGTTCGTGCTCGCCTATGGTTTCGTAAAAACGAATAAAGCGGGTTGAGTCCATTACCAGTATAGAGTCGGCTATTATGTCCATTGCACGCTGCCATTTACCGGTTTCGTCGGTGATTTTAAGACGGCGCAAGCCAAGTACTTTTTGCACTGAAACTTTGCCTTTTTTGTCGGTGGCAAAGGTTTGTTCAATAATGAGTTTTAGGTTTTCGTTTGCGCCCTCGCTCCATTCGTTTAGGCACTCGTCTATTAGCTCTTTAGCTACAAGCAGCTCGGGGCCAAGCTCTATGCTTTCTTGCACTTGGAGGGTTACTTTTTGTTTGTGATCAAAACTGCGTAGCGTGACGTTACCTTTAGTGCCGCCCAACTCAACCGCGTACTCTTGCGCTAGTAGGGCTATGAATGCGTCAAACTCGCTCATTTGCTGCTTTTTAAACTCAGCGAGTGCTTTGCTTTGCTCCTTGGCTTTAGCTATGGCCGATTGCACAAATTCATGGCGAATTATGTCGGCTGGGCGTATCGCTTTAACGGGCACCTGGTGGCCTTTTTGATTAATTAAAAATTCTTGTGGCATAGTGGTTTATCCTTCTATAAACATGACAATTTGGCCGTGTAATTTGGCTGGGCGAACTTGTCGCGTTCGCCCGTTTTTTGTTTCGGTTATTACGGGTAAATGTGCTGGGGCNCCTGCCACTTCAATTACATGGCGGCTAAATCCTTGGTGTGTGTCTAGGATTTGTAACCCTTGTTTTTGTAACTCTTTTAGTGCGTTGCGTAGTTGCATGGTTATTTACTCCCGCATATTTTTGAGTGTGGGCAACCGTTACGACAGGCTCTATAAAGCGCTACGCGTACATGGTTGGTTGCTGCGAACTTTCTGTTTTGGTGTTCTAGGCATACGTTCAGCGGTATTTCGTCCAAGATTGGGCAAGTTACTGTTGATGCCATAAATACACCCTCTACACGCTGCTGTATTACGTGTGTAGAGGCTTTGTATTTGTCGTTTACTACTTGGCTTACTGTGGCTTTACTTACGCCTAGTTTTTCGGCAACGCTGCGCATGCCTTGCTTTGCTACTTCGTCTTTTAAGACGTGTAGCCAATTAGTTGTTGAAGTCATGCGCTTCTCCCAGTGTGACGGGCGCTATTTTTACGGTTTTACGTTGCACGGCGTTAAACTCAACTAGCTCGTTTGTGTTTGGATCAAATACGCCTGTTGCTTTTGGGATCGGGCGTTTGGGACCGGTATTTTTAAGTATTCGGTATATGGTTGACTCTCCCGCTCGCTCAATGACTGAGCCTGTACGTGGGGCTGATTTAACAACAAATATGTACCCTACTTTTTTTAAAATTGAGATATATGAACGCGCTGAGGCTACCGATATATCGGCGGNTGCTAGCCACTTGCCCTGCGTCAAATTCATTTAGGATTCGCATTGATTGCCACATGCGCTGTCTCCCTGAGTTTTTTTGCTTTGCATCGCTTTTATTTACTTGTTTAAACGGCTTATATTCTGCGTTTATAACGGTGTAAGTGATGTGCTCGTAATCAACATGTTCGGCTATTGCTTTTGCTGCTACTAGGCGCTTTGCAAAGGCTTTTAAACTGTCGAGTGTTGTGTGCTCTATGGCATCGCGCACTTGTTGCAATGAGAATGTTTTTAAGATTCTCATTGCTTGCCATGCGTCTTTTAGTTGTGGGCGGCTCACTAATTTCTCCTTACGCTTTTTTAAGGAAAAATTCTTTATTGCCCCACTGTTGTAGGTCGATGCTCGTTAACCCATTCGCCAGTGCAAAGGCTTCTATTTTTGATAGTCCTGTGATGATGCGACGTACCTCGCCGTCGGTGTCGCTAAGCAGCTGGCTTAGTAGGTCGTCTTGTATTGTTAGCGTTGGCTCTATCACTGCATTGACGATTATTTGCAGGTCTTCGCGCTGGGTTGGCTGGAACTCTAACCATTCTGATATGCGGTTATAAAATTGGCGGTGACGCTGTAATTTACGGCGTACTGATTCCATGCCAATAAGTACTACTGGGCAGTTGGTTAGGTCGTGAATGTCGCGCACGATTTCGAGTGTATTTTTGTCGTTTAATAGGTAGTCGGCTTCGTCTATAAACAGTGGGCGATTGTGTATTGCCATATGCTCTATGATGTAGTTAAGCATGGCTTCACGGGTGTATATATCAGGGCCACTTAGCTCTTTAACTATTTGACGTAGCAACTGGGCTAATGTCATGCCCGATGTAGCACGAATGTAGATGCCGTCGCAGCGGTTAACCAACCATGCTGTTGCGGTGGTTTTACCAAGACCTGGATCGCCGTAAATAAGGCCAATACCTGGCACGCCATGAGCGCGCTGGTTTAGCGCTTCTACCATCATTTGTGTGGCTACTACGTTGCTTACGATTGCTATTTTAGTTTTCATGGTTTTTCCTTTTACTGGTTATGTAATTTTGTGGTTGCAGCAGGTGCTGGATTCATGTCGTTTAGTAGGTCGTCTAGGCGCTTTGATGTGGCGCGATTGTTTTGCTCCCACGTGTTAAGCCATAGCGCGTCTACATCACTTAACTGATTTTCTAGGCGCTGCTTTTTATGAAACATGGCTTTACTTTGCGGGTTGTCGAATAGCGGTGTTGGGTTTACGTTTGCTACTGCTATTTCTTCATCCAACTGCTTACGACGTTTTTCAAACTCGCTTAATTGCTCGTCGCTAAAGCCAACTGCTGGCTTGCTGTCTAGCGCTTTTATTGCTGATTGCGTTATGACGTTGGTGTGTTCAACCGACTGTTTAGGCAGTGTTGAAAGTGCTTTATTTTGGGTTGTGTAATGCCCTAACACTTCGTTTGCTATGTCTGATACGTTGACACTTTTAGCGGTCTTTTTAAGCTCTTTTAGCTGGCGCGATGTTTCGGCAGATTGGCTGCGTTTTGCATGGTGCGCGACGTCTTGGCGTGTCATGCCCGCAGACTCTATTTCGTGGTCTACCGCGATACAAATAAACTCGTTATTTATGCGGTTAAACACGTAAATACGGCCTACGTTTTTAGGGTCCCATTTACATAACACTTCATCGCCTACGATTGCGCCTAGCTCTGGTGCAATATAGAAACCACCACTTAGTTTTATGCCCTCTTTACCAACCATGCGTAAACCGCGATTTGATGGTATTGGCTGTAGCATTACATCAAGCAAACGCTCGTCTTTGATCACTTTGATTTGGTCGCGACTTGCTGCGAATAAATCGAATGGTGTTTTGTTGCCTACATTACTATGCGGTTTATGGTGGTAGCGGTTTTCTATCCAGTTATCTACGAACTCTTGCAACTGCTGCGCAGTCATATTGATTTCGATTGCTGACTTATCACCGCCTTGCTTTGCTAATAAGCGCTGTGCAAAGGTTTTACGCGCTTCAATTGCCTGGCGTTCTGAAACGTTGTGACCAATGTAACCGGTTAATAGCTCAGCTATGTCGTGCGAAAACGTTTTAAAAAACCGCTCTATATATGGCTTTTCTTCACCTGAAAACGGGCGTGTTGTTTCGTGCTTTATGTCGAGCGCGTCAAACACGCTTTTTATCTGTATTGAGGTGTAGTCTTTACCGTTGTCGGTGCGAGCAATTTCGGGTATGCCCCAGTCGAGTATTGCTTTGCGGATAACTAAACAAATACCGGTGCTGTCACTGGTTGGGTGAATAACGACTTTTGCACGGCGGCTAAATACGTCGATAATTCCGATTAGTGAGTGGCGGCCATCGGTTAGCATTACGTCTGATGGGGTTGAATCGAACTCCCACAATTGGTTAAGACGTTTTACGTTTTCGTCCATTTTACCCATGGCGCTCATATACTTGTTTTTCCAAGCATCTGGGTTTGCCATTTTGGTATAAAGTGCGCTGTTTTCGCGCTTCCAACGTGTTAGCCAATCGCGAATTGTGGTTTCTGCTGGTAGTGCTTTACCTACTTGGTAAAAGCGAGCTATTAAACCCTCTTTGATTTGTGTGGCTTTTACGTGTGGGTATTCGTAGATCATGGCTATGCAAAAATCGGCTAGCTCTTTGTCTGAGTCGATGATTGATTTGCCGCTACGCTTAGGCTTTAAAGCTAAACCTGCTACGCCTTTTTCGGCTATGGTCTTTTGCCAGCGTATTAGTGTAATGCGCGATACAGATGGAATTAAGCTTCTGTATTCTACAGGTACGTCGATTAGTCCTTTGTTATAGCGTTCGCTATATAGGTCAAAGCCTGCAACTTTCGCTAGGTTGTTCGCACTTACAAAATTTTCTGCCTCTTTTAAAACCCAGCATTTCGCACTTGCCTTGGGTGGGATACTTTCCATTGCAGCAAGTTGCTTTAAGTTTTGGTCTTTAAGTTCAGTTATTTCAGAGTTTTTAAGGCGGTCGTTTTGCTCATTTACGCTTAAATAAGCCTTACCGCTGTGTGCTGCTGAACTATTTGTTTCTTTGATTAAAGTCTCTTTAATTTGCACACAAATGTGTGCAGGAAGATCGGCGAGTGCATACTTACGTACTTTTCCGCCTCTGCCATTAACCTCTGTAAAAGGCCAGTTTTCATTTTTAGCTCTTATCTGAATACTGCGCTTATTGACAAGCATATAACCAGCTATTTGGTGTGCTGTGTATAGTTCCATTATTCACCCCTTTTAAGCTTACGACGCCCAGCCTTGCGGTTAGGCTTTCCGTCAACCCCATAGCGCTCAGGCCATATTTCACTGGCACTTACACCAAGCGTTTCAGCTATTATTTTTTCAGCTGCGGGGTACGGTCTGTGTAATGCGTTTTGCACTGCATTCGACTCATAACCCCGACTAAATGAGAGCTGGCGACATGACCAACCCTCGATTTCTAACGCTGATTTTATCTCTGTTACCGTCCAACCTGGACTTTCTAACTCATCCATTCAATGCACCTCTATGTGTGTATTTTGTGTTCATGCACACAAAGATACGCACACATAAATGTGAATGCAATATTTATTTGCACACTTTTGCATGCAAGCAAATCAAGCAATTGATTTAACTAATAATTTATTTTTTAGATGTTTGTATTTGATGGATCGCACTTCGCGCTTTGAAGTGCGAAAGGATCGCGGTTGGGAAAACAGGGGGATTTAAATTTTTATTTTGCATGCACTCGCTTGTGTGATTAAATATAATTATATCCATCATCCGAACAGAGCAATTGAGCGTTATGGCTACATTCAATAAATATCTAAAAGCGCTAAGAGAACGGGTGTTCTTAGATATAGGCACAGTTGCCGAGCGCACGGGGGTGCATAGAAATACTCAATCTAAATACGAAGACAGTCGCGATCCTCCATTTGATTACTTAGTTGAGTTTGCGGCATTGGTTGATGTGCCGTTAGATGAGATGTTAATTAAGCGCCTAGAAGACTCTAAAGCTTCTGAGGACGCTATCAACAAGGCGTTAAAGGCTTTAAAGCCAGGTGATAGAGGCTACTACGAAATCAAGTCAGTTAATGAGCCAAACATGACTTACAACGCAGTAAGTGAACTGATGCAAGTAAAAATCACTGAGGCTTCACACAAGCTTATACCTCTTGGGGCAACTATTTTTATCAATACAAACTCAAAATCTATTGATGCAAATAGCATGTATGCGTTTCTAAACCCGATGAACGGTGAGTATTTTGCTGCAAAGCTGGTACTGACTGCTGCAAAACTAAAATTGGTCTTTGATAGTGATGAGCGTAAAGATTTAGTATTTAACGTTGAGGGTGGAGAAATTGAATCTCGTTACATTCTAAAAACTTTGGGGCTTTTAGGTAAAATCGTAAAAGCTGAACTTATTTTTTAATTTATCAAATTAAGCCGTGTTTATCGCGGTTTCGCACTTTCTTTTATCATTTTTTCGTACTTTCTAAGATCGCACTTATTTTTAATTAAACTGGCCTTAAACCCTTATTTCTCCCGCGTTTTCCCATCTATTCTTATCTATTCCCTGTTTATCATTTAGATCTGTTAGTTACAAAACGCAAGCTTGCCGATTTTTCTTCTTAACATAGTTATACGTTAGTAAATAAAAAACGTTTAATACAAAGTTAAGTTATTGATTGTTCTATTTTTGAGCGAAGATAATAAATGCTCAATTTATAGATCAAAATTGGATCACTATTAAGGGGAAAAATACTTTAATGACTATTCGTGCAGGTATATTTTTAGAAAATTAAAATAAAAAAGTAAATAAATACGAAGAATACCCCAAAGTAAAAAATGAAATTTTATGTTTTTGAGTTGTTTTTTAATTACAAGTGGCTTTAATGGCGTGTTTAATTTAACCAATTTAAAGACTCAACAATAATAAAACTCGCATTAGTATTCTTAAATTCTCAAAAAAATAGCTTTAATAGAGCTATAAATCACGCAGATCGAACACAAAAACAACGAATTAACCTCTTTTTTCAATTTATGACTTTTATATGTTGACACTTTGCGGCTCCATCATTAATATTTCGCCCCGTTGAAAGGCAAGACGCTTCCCCCTTAGCTCAGTTGGTTAGAGCGACGGACTGTTAATCCGCAGGTCCCCCGTTCGAGTCGGGGAGGGGGAGCCAAGTTT